CTATCCTTCTCACAGTGGCATGTGCTACACTACGCCCGCCCTCGCGCCAGAGTGGGAGCCAGGCGCGTCCTCGCGGGGCCGCCGGAGATGATGACCTCCGCGCCGGTCCCCCAACAGTGCGACACGGACGGCACGCAGCGACAACCACAGCCCGAGGGCTCTAACTTCAGCACAATCAATATATTATCACGTTATCGCCACATCGAACGCCCCAATGTCGAATTGGACTGTATCAGATGCGTTTACAGTTTGATCGACAATTGAGGAATTGTCATAGCCGATAATGTTCCCAGCCCCACTCGCACTATCGATAATAAAGCAGCTCGTAATCGTGCCCCACGAGGCCGTCGGCGTCGCAAACGTGATGGCGGCGACATTATCGAGCGCGCCGCCGCTAGCGTTGGTCCAGGTGGGCGCGGCCCCGCCATTAATATTGACGAGCTTGCGGGCGTACCCGGTAGCCGCAGTGCTGACCTCCGTCACGTTCGCTTCGGTCGCGGCGGTGTCGGCAATCGTCGCCGTCGCCAGTCCAATATAGGTTGCCGGCTTCGTATACGCCTGGTTACGAAACATGCGGTTCAGCAGCAGATGCACACAGACATCAACAAACCCCGCGCCTGATGACGCATTAAAGATGACCTGCAACTCGCCGCTGGGAATCGTGGGCGTATTGCCGGTGACGGGCGCAAACGAGGCCGTAAAGGAGCCGTAGGCCAGGATATTGCCCGCACCGTACGTATTCGTATCGACAATGGCCCAGTCCGTAATCGTGCCCCAGGACCCCGAGGCCTGCGGAAACGTCACGGCACCACTCTGGATCACCTTGCGGGTCGCCGCCGCGCCAAAAGTCACCGCCGTGCGCGCATAGCCGTTGGCATTGGCGACTTCACTCATACTGGCACCCGTAGACGTATCGGTCAGCGTGCCGGTCGAGAGTGCCACATAGACGGTAGCAACAGAACTATAAGCCGTATTGAAGATATGGTTTAAAAGGGCGTCCTCGGCATAATTAGATAAACTTCCCAAGGCGTTACTCCTTCGGTACTGACTCAGGCTCAGGCTCGGCTGGCGGGAGCACAATCATCCAGTGGGTAATCGTGCCCCAGTCTCCCGACGCTGGCGGAAAGGCGATAGCCCCGGGCGGAGCGACGAGGCCACGATCGTCTGATGCACCCATCGAACCCCTCCTATGGTTACAGCGCCCGCGCACAGCGCACATTGAACAGCAGTACCGGCCGCTGAAAGTCATCCGTCCGCAGCCAGTACGGGCTTTGGAGTGCCTCCAACCACAAGTAAAACGTACCACTGAGCGACGCATTCTGCACCCCGTCGAGCACGTCCCAGGCCGCCTGTGCTGCCGCCCGCGCGGCCGGATAGCCATACGGCGCCCCACGCGTGGCGACTTGCACCACGGGCTGCTCGTAGCGCGCCACCGGCACGTCATGGCTGCGCACGGGCGGCAACCCTGGTACTTCGATCAAGGCGAGAATGGGCGCCGTGTTCTCGAGCGTGTCGAGCGGAAAACTCCCCTTAAAGAGCGTGCTGCTCACCGTGCCCACGCCTTGAGCTTGGAGGAAGGCGGCGAGTTCGTCAAGCAGTGCCATGCTACTCATCCTTGACGCTGCGATACACATGCGTCTCTGTCACGGCTAGGTCTGGTTGAATGAGCCCGTCGCGCACGTAAAAGGTCAGCGTCACATCGCCGTGCATCCCCTTACGGAGCAGTTTGCGCCACTGTTCTTCGAGGAGTTGGAGAATGGTGCGCCGCTGCTGGACATTAAAGGGCCGCTCATAGAGGACAGCCTGGCGGGCGTCGGCCAGCTCGGGCAGCGGATTGCCATAGCCATCGTGGCGCATGAATTGCGGCATCACTAGCCTCTGAGTGCCGGACCAATGATGGCACTGAACCGGGCGGCCATCCCGCCCGTCGCGGCGAAAAACGGCGCTGAGAGATAATGCGCCTGACCGCCGTTGGGATGGTTGAGCGTGGTATCTTCATGAATGCGAATCGCGTAGGGAGCGAGCCCATGACCGCCCGAGCGAATGACCATCTCCAGGATGTTCCCCTGCTCGATGGGGCCTTCCGTCATGCCGCTACTGACCAGGAGGCCAGTGTCCACCGGGGTCAGAAACCGACTCTCTTCCAGGATGCGATCCGCTTCCGTCATGAGGGCACGCGCTGCCCCATCACGAGCCTGGGGCAGGAGCCGCTGCCAGGACTGACGTAGGGCCTCGATGCCTTCAAGCTCAATGGTGATCATATCGTGAGCTCCCAATGGTCGGGCGTGCCTTGCGGCGTCTTCCACAGGTCAAGGCGCTCGATCGTCGGGCTCGACCCATCTTCGAGCGTCAGCTTATCGCGGATGCCCAGCGTGACCGTGCCATCAAAGAAGATGAGTGCCCGGCTGACCCGTTCTTGCCCCTGCGCGTTGGTAAAGACCTGCGTGCGGTACTCGACGCGGCAGGGCGTAGCGACGGCAGGGCCATGCGTCGGCGTGCCATAGGCGTCCTGGCCCGTGTAGGGGGCCACCAGAACCGTATCGGTGAGGAAGGCGACAAGCGCAGCGTGCATCGGTCCCTCATGAGCGAGGAAGCAACATACAGAAATAAACCCCTGGCTTATTTCTGATGACCACCGCTAGGTCCGCAGAATCGGAATGGCAATCATCCCTGCCATGACCCCGTACCCCTTGAGCAAGGCCCGCACCTCGCTCGGCACGCTCGTCACGGGCGAGGTAGCGGCCACGGCGTTGGTCGTGTCTTGATAGGTAATCGTCGTCCCGCCAATCCGGGTCGACTTGATCCCCGCCTGCTGACTGCCGCCGTTCGGCTGACTCAGCGTTGTGTCGCCCAGGAGTGCTAAGGCATACACCGCGGTCGCTTGCTCTACGGCTACGGGAATAAGGAGCGGATCGAGCGGGCGCCCGTAGCGATCCACTTGCCCCGTTTGCGGCCAGGCCAGGGCCTGCGTGAGCGTCGTCGGCGTGCCGTACCAGTGCACGAGGCTATCGAGCAGGCTCGTGGCCCACATCAGCGCCGGGGCAGCATCGCCACTCACCAGCGCGGCATCCCAGGCCTCGTGATACGGGCGCTGCTGGAGGTACAGGGTCGCGTCTGCGAGCGTGGTATAAGAATTACTATTCGCGCCTCCTGGAGTCGCATCCAAGGCCATCGCCGCGCCTATTCACTGCGCCGCGAGGCAGGCGGGGTCGCCGGTGGCGTACTGCTACTCGGGGTCGCCTGGTGACTCCGCGCCGTACTCCGGGCGCTAGGAGCGTCAGCCTTGCTGGGCGCCATGACGACGACCTGTGCGCCTTCGGGCACCCCGGCCATGAGCGCCGCCTGCTCATTCGCCTTGGCCCGGGCCTCGTCGCGCTCCTCCTCGGTCTGGAGCTCGGGATGCGTGGCCCCCTGACCGGTGCGGAAACGGCTCATCGCCGACGCCCGCGCCTCGGGCTCCGGGTCCTTGCCCCCCGGCGGGGCAGCCGTGTAATCGCCCAGGCGCACCGCCTCACGTGCATCGACGGTATGCATATAGCAAGGGGAACCACTGTCTTTCTCGTACACGAGGACTGGATTTTGAGGCATCTTGTACTACTCCTTCTCGGCATCCAGAATGCATTCTGGAAGGATATAATGAACTATACAAACGTGTAGATGTCACCCACGTCCACTGCCAAACCCGCATTGTTGCTGGCTTTCCCAATGTACGATCCGAGCACAATGCCCGGCGTGGCGCCACCGATGACATAGTTGACGCGGATGAACTTGCTATCATTATCAAGCCATTGGGCTTGCGCCCCGTTAATGGCAACATGGAGCTTGCCTCCGGCGACGGCGGGGGGCCAGGTCACGGAGGCGATGGTCGTATAGGTCCCGCCGACGAGATCAGACACCTGAAGATTCAGCGTGTAGGTACCCGTTGCCACCACACCTGACGCGTAGATTACCCAGTCGCACGTCGGGAACTGACGGGGGTAGAGGAGCACACCCGTGCTGCTGCCGGTCGCAGCCAGCGCGGCACCTGGACTTAAAAGTTCAAGGGCCTTGTCGAAAACTTGCGTGGTCACATCTTACTCCTTTATTTTCAAGAGCCTATGCTGTATACTCTGGAGGTTAGGTGGAGCCGGCCAGCTCCCGATCAAAAGCCTTGTGTGCCTATCCACATGAGGGCCTAACACATACCTCCAACGGCTCGATAGGGAGATCATCTGATGCCTGCTCATCGTGTCCCACGTATCCAACTTCTCTGTGCCTATGAACCGTGTAGCAAGCCCTTTGAGGCCATGCCTGCCGAAGCCAAGCGTGGAGGCATACGGTATCATTCGCCCACATGCCGACGCTTGGCGAGACAGCAACCTCGCGTCTTTCCTCAAATGCTTACCTGTGCCTATACCCCATGTGGTCAAACATTTGCCGTATTGCCATGGCAAGCCACTATCTGGAAATACTGCTCGCCGGCCTGCTACCAAGCCGCACGACTGATCCAGAGCCACGACGCCTTTGCGGCACGCTTCTGGAGTAAAGTGGACAAAACGCCGGGCTATGGCCCGAGAGGTCTCTGCTGGTTGTGGAGAGGCGCAACCCATGCGAACGGCTACGGGAATTTTCGCGCCACACCCTACAAAGAAGGGAACATCAGTGCGCATATCGTCAGCTGGTTCCTGAAAACGGGTGCATGGCCGCCCGAAGGTCTGTTTGTGCTCCATGGTTGCGATGTCAGAGCGTGCGTCAACAACGAGGACTGTCTCTTTCTTGGCACACACACCGACAATATGCAGGACATGATTGCCAAAGGACGTGGGGTGAT